GTAAAAATGATTCTATCCACGTAGTAGTTGTTGATGATACTGGTTCAGTTACTGGTATTCAAGGTAATATTCTTGAGAAGCATTTGTTCCTTTCCAAGGCTAAGGATGCCACCGCTGATGGTGATGCTCCCACTAAGACCTATTATAAGGACTATTTGGCTACTAATTCTGAATATACTTACGCTGGTTATAACCCATCTCAAGCACATGACGCGTATTGGAATACAACTCCACTACCTGATGGATTTACTAAGGCCCTCGGCAATGCTGCTTCCTTTATTAGAATAACAGAATCTGCTGGTTTGTGGGGTGTAGATGCACAAGGTGTTACTTTCAGTTCACTTGGTAACAATACTTATTCATTCGCTGGTGGTGGAGATTATTCTTCCACCGGTGGATATGAAGCTACCTTGGGCAATCTTAAGACATCTTATGAGCTCTTCTCCAATAAGGATGAAGTTGCAGTTGATTATCTATTGATGGGTCCTGGTTTGAGTGCAGAGGCTGAATCACAAGCAAAAGCAAACCTTCTTATTTCACTCGCGAGTGGAAGAAAGGATTGTATGGCTGTTATTTCACCTCATAGAGCTAATATTGTTAATATTCCAAATACAATCAATCAAACTAACAATCTCCTAAGATACTATAGCGCTCTATCATCTTCCTCTTACGCGGTATTTGATACTGGTTATAAGTATACCTATGATAGATTCAACAATGAGTTCCGTTACATTCCAACCAATGGTGATATCGCTGGTTTGATGGTTAGGACTTCTGTTGAAGATTATCCTTGGTTCTCACCAGCAGGTATTCAAAGAGGTGTTCTCAATAGTGCTGTTAAACTGGCTTATAGCCCCAATAAAGCACAAAGAGATCTTCTGTATGGAGCAAGAGTTAACTCTATCATCAACCAAAGAGGAAGTGGTATTATCTTATTTGGTGATAAGACAGCCCTTAGTTACTCTTCAGCATTCGATAGAATCAATGTTAGAAGACTATTCCTCACAGTGGAACAGGCACTTGAAGGAGCTGCTAACTCACAACTCTTCGAAATCAATGATGTGAATACCAGGTCGAACTTTGTGAACATTGTGGAACCTTACTTACGCGACATTCAAGCTAAGAGAGGTTTATATGACTATCATATTGTTTGTGACAACACAAATAATACTCCTGATGTTATTGATAATAATGAGTTCAGGGCTGATATTTTCCTTAAGCCCACTAAATCAATTAATTATATCACCCTAACTTTCGTTGCCACCAGAACAGGTGTAGCATTCCAGGAAGTTGTAGGATCTGTTTGATAAAATACAGTCCTAGGTAAGCGTGCCGGGTCGCAATTAACATAAGGAGGAATTAAACCAATGGCTGCCACTAAAACATTATCAGCTTTTAAATCAAGATTATCTGGAGGCGGTGCACGCCCCAATTTATTTGAAGTTTCTATTGCAGCATTTCCATCATCTATCCAAGATGCTTGGAATGCTGATGAAAATGAGAGCTTTAAGTTTCTATGTAAATCATCAACACTTCCCGCTTCTAATGTAGCGAATGTGGATGTTCCTTTTAGAGGAAGAATCCTGAAGGTTGCTGGAGATAGAACCTTTGATCCTTGGACAGTTACTGTCATTAATGATGAGGATTTTAAAGTAAGAACAGCCTTTGAAAAATGGGCTAATGTAATGAGTAAGTTGGATGACGCTACTGGCGTTTCTAACCCAGGTTCTTATATGACAGATGCTGAAGTATCTCAACTTGGTAGAGGTGCTTCTCTTAATGCTACAACAAATGATGGTGGTCAGAGTGAGGTTCTTAGAACTTATAGGTTCTATGACATCTTCCCAACCGCTATTACAGAGATCGCATTGAGTTATGATACTGGTGACACAGTTGAAACATTCGATGTCACGTTCCAGATTCAGTACTTCACTATTGGAGCTTCCAGTGGTGACACTACCATAGGACAGAGCAGCATCAACTAACATAAATACTAAAAGGTAAACTTCTAGTAATTATTGATATGGCGAGGCTATTTGGTTTCTCAATTGAGGATACAGAAAAAACTCCACCCGGTGTAATATCTCCGGTTCCTCCTAATAATCAGGATGGATCGGATCATTATGTTAGCACTGGGTTTTTTGGTTCGTATGTAGATATTGAAGGTGTATATAGAACAGAGAACGATTTAATAAGAAGATATCGTTCAATGGCACTTTATCCAGAATGTGATAGTGCTATTGAGGATATTGTAAACGAAGCAATTGTATCAGATACAAACGATAGTCCTATATCTATTGAACTATCTAATTTAAATGCTAGCGATAATATTAAGAAAGTAGTTAGAGATGAATTTAAATATATCCTTGAGCTATTAGATTTTGATAAAAAATCGCATGAAATATTCCGAAATTGGTATATTGATGGTAGATTATACTATAATAAGGTAATCGACCAGAAAAATCCTCACGAAGGTATTCAAGAATTAAGGTATATTGACGCTTCTAAGATACGTTATATACGTCATTTGAAGAAGGAAAAGAACGATCAAAGGGGATTTGAGAATAGTCAGTCTAGAGACAACCCAGAAAACTATAATTTTCCTGAGATTGAAGAGTACTTTATGTACAACCCTCAAGGTTTTGATAAGGGGGGATCTTTAGTATATTCAGGTTCTTCTAATCCTCAGAAAGCTATTAAGTTGGCACGTGATTCTGTTACTTATTGTACTTCTGGACTGGTAGATAGAAATAAAGGTACTACTCTTTCTTGGCTTCATAAATCTATTAAGCCTCTTAATCAGTTAATGATGATTGAGGATAGTCTTGTTATTTACAGATTATCAAGAGCTCCTGAAAGAAGAATTTTCTATATTGATGTGGGCAACTTGCCTAAGATGAAGGCAGAACAATACCTTCGTGATGTGATGATGAGGTATCGTAATAAGTTAGTTTATGATGCTAATACGGGTGAGATTAGGGATGATAAGAAGTTCATGTCTATGATGGAAGACTTCTGGTTACCCCGCCGTGAGGGAGGGCGCGGAACAGAAATTACTACCCTACCTGGCGGGCAAAATCTTGGTGAGATTACTGATATCAATTACTTCCAAAGGAAGCTTTATAGATCATTGAATGTGCCTGAAACCAGAATTGATGGTGAGGGTAGTGGATTTAGTCTTGGTAGATCTTCAGAGATCTTGAGAGATGAAATCAAGTTTAGTAAGTTTGTTGGTAGGATGAGAAAGAGATTCTCATCTATGTTTAATGATATGTTGAAGACCCAATTACTCCTGAAGAATGTAATTACTCCAGAAGATTGGGAGAAGATGGCAGATCATATTCAGTATGACTTCCTCTATGATAATCACTTTGCAGAGTTGAAGGATACAGAATTGACTACTGAAAGACTAAACTTGGCTAGTTTAGCTGATCCATATGTAGGTAGATACTACTCAGCTGATTACATTCGTCGTAAGATTCTTCGTCAAACTGATGAGGAGATTATTGAGGAAGATAAGCAGATTGAGAAGGAAATTGCTGATGGTAGGATTCTTGATCCTATGGAGATTCCAGATGAAGCTCCTCCAGAAGCTGCTGTAACTCCTGATGCTATGGTTACTTCACCAGCACCTCCTAATAAAGATCCAGAAATCGCTGATTTTACTAAGGATGAAATGAAGGGTGGAGAGTTTTAATAAATAAAGTCGTGTAATAACTTTAGATATGGATGAATTAATGGATATTCTTGCAAATGACGATTCAGCTGCACAAGCAAGTGATAAAATAAAAGATATTCTTTTTGCGAAGAGTGCTGAGAAGATTGATGATATTAGACCCAATGTGGCAGCATCTTTATTTGATCAGGACGTAGATTTGGACGATGGAGAGGAAACTGTTGATGAGTTTGAATCTGATGTAGAATTGGATGATGAGGAAGATTCAGAAACTTCAGTTGCTGATCCTACTATAGGAGATCAACTTCCAGTTGGAGGAGCCGTTTAATTTTATAAATAACTCCGTATAGGAATATTGTAATTTAAAAAATAATGGCTCATAAACCAGTAGGAAATTGTGTTACTTTTGCGACGACAGGTTCGTCAGCTCTATCAACTGCAATTTCACAACAATCAGATACTTTGAGAGTTGTTTCTGTTGGACAAAATGCATATGTTAAAGTTGGAGGTAATCCAACTGCAACTACTGCAGATTACTTCTTGTTATCTGGTATACCAGAAACAATTAGTATTGGACAACCAAGTGCTCAAAGGGTAGTTGGAATTACTACAGGCGCTACTACCACTATTGATTTCCCAGAGGGCACTGGATCACCATTTGCTGCTGGAGATTATGTCACTCTTAGCGTAATTGGAGCAAGTGGACAAAGTGGTTATGATTTTAGTCACAAAGAAGTTCAGTCTGTTAATAATACAGCTGGTGTTAATGGTTATTTCAGTACAAGAATTGTAGTAGATAATGATTCTTCTAGTGGAAATCCAGCAGCACTTCTTGAATCATCATGGGCTGAATTGAGACTATCAGTTAAAGTAGCTGTTAAAAATGTGTCTGGTAGTGGTAATGCTTATGTACAACAAGTTCAAGTTTCAGGAGGAGCCTGATGAAATTAATCAGAGAAGAAATTGAAACAGTAGAATTTATCGTCGAAGAAAAGAACGGTAAAAAGTCTATGTTTATTGAAGGTATTTTCTTACAAGGCGATCTTCAAAACAGAAATGGTAGAATGTATCCTATGAGCGTCCTGAGAAAGGAAGTTCAAAGATATAATGAAAACCACATTCAATCAGGTAGAGCATTAGGAGAGCTGGGTCATCCAGAAGGTCCTACTGTCAATCTTGACAGAGTATCCCATAAGATTGTTTCACTTAAAGAAAGTGGAGCTAACTTTATTGGAAAGGCTAAAATCCTTTCTACACCAATGGGAAATATCGCTAAGTCCTTAATTGGTGAGGGAGTTAAACTGGGTGTATCTTCAAGAGGCATTGGTTCTCTTAAGGCAACCAGAGAAGGTGTAAATGTTGTCGGTGATGACTTTATGCTTTCAACTGCTGCTGATATTGTAGCAGATCCTTCAGCTCCAGATGCTTTCGTAGAAGGTATTATGGAAGGTAAGGATTGGGTGTGGGATGGTGGTATCCTCAGAGAGAGGGCAGCCGCTAAAACATACAAGCAAATCAACACTCTAATTGATCAAAAACAATTAGATGAGCAGAAATTAAATGTTTTCAATAACTTTCTAAGTTCATTGTAAAGTTTTAATATTCTAAATAAGTATAGATTTTAATAGGAAAAATCGGAGAGTCCAACAATGTCCCGTGGAGACTTACAAGAAATGGAGCAATCTAAAACTGCTGTGAATGCTAACGCTGCCGCTGGTGATCAAGCCATCGAAAAGCTACCTGGTAATAACTGGGAGGATCTTGGAGGTCCTTCACCTGAGAATTATAGTCCAACT